GCATTTAACCAAGCGGCAGCAGCAGCGGCAAGAGCCAATAAGTCAGAATTTGAGTTTGGCGGTAAAAAATACAAAACTAAAATGAGCAAAGATACTGCACATAAACTAGATGACGACATTGATGTACTAAAACAATTAGCAGGACTATAAAAATGGATATTAGCAGGCTTATACAATTATCAGGATTAAACAACGAAGCGATGGGTGCGCCAGATTACAATCCAGCAAAAGCAAGTTCTGGAGGTCCTGGATATGCTAGTATGCCACAGCAAGTAAAACTTGCAGGCGACAGTATTTGGGATAAAGAAGACACTAATCCTCCAATGGTCACAATCACTGACTACGAAGTTGTCGAAGAAGATGGATATGTAAGTGTTACAGTTGAACATGATGGTCCGTGGACAATCTACACAGACAGTGGTTTTGAAAAAGAAATTAGTGAAATGATTGGTATGGAATTATCGTTTAGTGAACAAGGTATGCAAGAAGACGGCAGAGCACACCTTGAAGGTTCTGAACCAGGCGAGATGGAAAGTTCAGATGTCTCAAGACTTAAAATGTTAGCAGGAACAACATCAATATAATTACAGGTATAAACTAGAGCTATGGAAACATAGCTCTTTTTTTAATAGATAAGTACTACTACAATGAGTGTAGATACCAATTTAATCAAAAGCCCGTACAAACGAGAAAAGTTTACAGCTCAACAAGTTGAAGAAATCGTTAAGTGTACGCAGGACCCTCAATATTTTATTGAAAACTTTGTATGGATACAACATCCTGTCAAAGGCAGAATGCGTTTTGATTTGTTTGACTTTCAAAAAGGCTTACTAGATGCTTATCACGGTCATAGATATAGCATAGCATTAATTAGTAGACAAATGGGTAAGTCAACAGCGGCGGCGGCATACTTGTTATGGTATGCTATGTACGTACCTGATCAAACAATTCTTATTGCAGCACACAAATACAGTGGTGCGCAGGAGATTATGCAACGTATACGATTTGCATATGAACTATTACCAGATCATGTACGTGCAGGTGTAACAGCATACAATAAAGGTAGTTTAGAATTTGACAACGGATCACGTATTATTGCACAAGCAACAACAGAAAACACTGGTCGTGGTTTAAGTATTTCACTAGCATACTTAGACGAGTTTGCATTTGTGCGTCCTACAATTGCCAGAGAGTTCTGGACATCACTTAGTCCAACACTTAGTACAGGTGGTAAATGTATTATTACAAGTACACCAAATCAGGACGATGATCAGTTTGCACAAATTTGGAGAGCTGCTTGTAACACAGTAGACGAATATGGATTTGAAAAACAAATTGGTAAAAACGGATTTAAGGCATACAGTGCTGATTGGAAAGCACACCCAGACAGAGATCAAGAGTGGGCAGATCAAGAAGAAGGCAAAATAGGTGAAGAAAGATTCCGTCGTGAACACTTAAATGAATTTATTGCTTATGATGAAACATTGATTAGCAGTCTAAAACTTGCTGTGATGGAAAGCAAAGACATACACAGACGTACAGGACAAGTACGCTGGTATAAAAATATTGTTAAAGGCAGAACATACATTGCTGGACTGGATCCAAGTTTAGGAACAGGTGGCGACAATTCTGCTATACAAATATATGAACTACCAGGCATGCGTCAAGTAGCAGAATGGATGCACAACAAGACACCCATCACTGATCAAATACGTATACTGAGACAAATGTTATTAGAGATACAAGAAGCAGCGCCTGAAAGTGAAATATACTGGAGTGTTGAAAACAACACACTAGGTGAAGCGGCATTGGTAGTAATTGCAGAACTAGGTGAAGATAATATTCCAGGTACACTGATTAGTCAACCCCGCAGTGCAAACAGAGGCTTTAGAAAAGGTTTCACTACCACAAACAAAAGCAAGTTAGCTGCATGTAGTAAACTTAAGACTTGGGTTGAAACAGACAAAATGGAAATTGCAAGTAGTGCGCTACTAAAAGAGATCAAAACATTTATTGCTAGAGGCAGTAGTTTTAGTGCTAAAGACGGTGAAACAGATGATTTAGTAATGGCATGTGTGCTGGTAGTACGTATTGCTCAACAAGTAGCGCAGTATGATGAAAGCGCCTACGATGAATTAAAAGATAGTTTTAGTGACGACGAGGCTGTGGATCCTATGCCTTTTGTGTTTCTAACATAAATATAATAAAGGAATTGATATGATTAGCAGCGATAAAGTATCTGAAAAAATGTTTAAGATTCTCAAAGGCAACGGACATAGTTTGAAGTTGTTTACAGATGAGGGCGAGCATACTGTTGATCCTAGCAGTGCAAGAAGATTTTATATTCAAGATTTAGGAACTATGATCAATCTTGACGAAACTGATAGTACAAGAGAAATACGTGTAAGTGTTAATCAAAACACTGATATCAATGAATTCAGAAGTACACTAGAACAATTAAAAAATCTAGCAAATCAAAGTGTAATAGAATATACATTAAAAAGTTTTACAAAACACATTGAACCAAAAGACCAAGATTACCAAGCGCAAAAGGTGAGAGACATGAAAATTGAAGAAGGTATTAGTGCAGCATACGGAACTAGCAAGAGCAGTTATCAAAAGCTAGAAAGTGCTAAACTTATTATTAAACACACAAAACCAGTGAACGAAGAATCACGTGGAAGCAGAAGCAGAAACATCAGTGCAATTTATATTGAGAATGCAGAAGGTGAACGTTTCAAAATGCCAACAAACAATTTAGCAGGCGGCAGAGCAATGCTACGTCATGTTAAAGAAGGTGGCAGCCCACATGATCCATTTGGACAACACATTCAAGAACAAACTGTAGAACTTAAAAAACTCAAAGAGTTTGCCAACTACAGTAAGCGCAATGGTTTGGTAAACGAAGATACAGCAGATATCGTAGAAGCAGTCTCTCAACGTATTGCTAGTATCAGAGAAGGAATTAACAAACTCAAAGGGTGTAAGTGTTATAACGAAACCAAAGAAAAGTTTGAAGCAAAAGAAGTTAAGATCAATGAAACAGATCGTACAAAACTTCGTAACCAGTTTACAGTACGCACATTTGACGAAAGTCTAGATGATGCGCTACCGTATGTAAATGCATTAGTTAAAGAGATGAAAGCCATCAAAGAACGTGATGCATTTGCAAAAGAGACACTGAATAGCCTAGCTAATGCTATCCTAGGAATGGATACCGTTAGACTACGCAAAGGTGTTGATATCAAGAATGATCCTGAAAATCCAATGGTAAGCAAGAGACTTGTTGGAGATCCAATCCAACAACAACTTGGTGCAATTGCACAATATCTAAGTGGCGTCATTGATGGCGGCAAAGATCAGGATCAATTAAGTGTATTACTTGCAAGATTCAATGATGAGGTTGACAATATTAAAGATGGTGCTATGTTAAAACAAGCAGTAAGTGCTATTAAAACATTGATGCCTAAGTTGAAAACATCAGCAAGTGAAACAACCCGTGTACCCAGTGAGAACTATGAACAAACATTTGAAGGCGCATTTACAAAATACGATTTCGATAAACTTTTTAGTTGACAACCTCACAAAATACACATATAATAGTGATTACATAAGTGGTCACAAAGGCATACTTAGGCATAAACATAGGCAAAATATAGGAGAAATACTATGGCAACATTGGCAGAAATTCGTGCAAAATTACAACAACAAGAAAACCGCGGAGGCGGATCTAGCTCAGGTGGCGATAACGCTATCTTCCCATTTTGGAATATCCCAGAAAATTCAACAAGTGTAATTCGTTTCTTACCAGACGGTGATTCGAGTAATACTTACTTTTGGCGTGAGCGTCAAATGATTCGTTTAGGATTTTCAGGTGTAAAAGGTGATCCAAACAGTCGTGCAGTTACAGTGAACGTTCCGTGTAACGAAATGTGGGGTCCAGTGGGCAGTTGCCCAGTACTCGCAGAAGTACGCAACTGGTTTAAAGATCCTAACTTAGAAGACATGGGTCGTAAGTATTGGAAAAAGCGTAGTTACGTATTCCAAGGCTTTGTAGCTGAAAACAGTCTACAAGAAGATACTACTCCTGACAATCCAATTCGTAGGTTTATTATCAATCCAAGTATCTTTAACATCATTAAAGGTGCATTGATGGACAGTGATTTCACTGAACTTCCAACAGATATTGAACAAGGTACTGATTTCCGTCTAACAAAGACAACTAAAGGTCAGTATGCAGACTATTCAACGTCTAGCTGGAGCCGCAGAGAGCGTAGTTTAGACAGCAACGAACGTGCAGCAATTGACACACATGGGTTGTTTAATCTAAATGATTTTCTTCCTAAACAGCCAACTGAAGCTGAATTGACTGCAATTGGTCAAATGTTTGAAGCAAGTGTTGATGGTCAATTGTATGATCCAGAACTGTTCGGTAACTTCTATCGTCCAGCTGGTGTACAAATTGACACTGCTAACAGTGCGCCAAACAATTCAGCGGCCAAACCTGCGGCACAAAGTGTTCCGCAACCTACTCCCGCACCTGCACCAGTAGCAGAAGCGGCACCTACTCCAGTTACTCCTCCTGTACAACAGGAAGCAGTAGCGGCGGCAGTAGCGGCAACAGCACCAGCAGGAGATGATGGTGGTGAAAAGCCAAGTGCGCAAGACATTTTGGCAGCAATTCGTAATCGCGGAGCATAATCAAAACATCTAACACAGTAGGCGGCAATAGTCGCCTACATTATATTCTTGGAGAAATTAATGGCAAAGCCTTTTGACGTAAGTAAATTCCGCAAAAGTATTACCAAAGCGGTGCCCGGACTAAGTGTTGGGTTTAATGATCCGGACACATGGATCAGTACAGGTAATTACACACTAAACAAACTAATCAGTGGAGAATTTGAAAAAGGTATTCCACTAGGTAAAGTAACAGTACTCGCAGGTGAATCAGG